ACCACTTGCTGATCTTCTTGGCTTGTATTTCTGATCAAGAGCGCTTTCATTCCAATTGAATGTTATACAATCATATCTTAATGCGTCGAGTGGATCTTCTCTACCGTCTTTTTTTGGCTGCTCTTTGTTATCCCAAGCATAAGAGAGAATAGCCTTTCTTATACTGTTTCCACTTGCTCTTTCACCTTTACTCCAAACTTCTTCAGTAATGAGATACTTTTTAGAGTTAAATGCTCTCTTTAGTCTTTGGACTCCATTCAATATATCGACCTTGATCGGATCCGTTGTGTGTCTTAATGGAACTCCAAGCCCTCTTGGTGGTGGTTGTCTCATTACTCGGAAAGCGCTCTGACCTGTTTGATCATTCCTCGCTTTTCCTGCCTTGTCTGCCACTCCAGTATCTAACCATATTCGAGCACCTGGCGCTTTGTCTTTCAATGATCTTGGCCAAGCGATGGCAAGTATTAAAGTGGTGAGCTGTTGAGTGGTGACCTCTTTAGGATTGATCTCATGACAGATCACCGAAGCTTGAAGCTCATCATCATAAACAATAATTAAAACACTTGGTTTTCTGAAGCCCCAATCGATGGCGATACGACCTGTCATGGTTTCTTTATACTGCCAATTTTTCACAACATGGCTTGCTTCGGTGAACTCAGAATAAATTAAACCTGTTGGTGGTTTTGGTTTATTCATGATCATGGCTTCACGTTCATCAGGTGGAAGCATCTTGGTCGCTTCAAACCATTCATCAGCGAGATTGTCTTGGTTGACATATGAACTAAAAAGTAAAGGTGTTAAGCCTTGATTCTCTGCCATATTGACCCACCAAGCATCGACAACAGGCAAGCCAACAAGAATTAATATTGGGCTTGGTCCTGCTCTTAAACGACCTAGAGCTTTGTGAGCTACTTCTTGTGTCAAGGTTTGACATTCATCAATTAAGCATACTCCGCTAGTTACGTTCAAGCCCTCAAGAGGATTGTGAGTTGCTTCTCTTGTACCCGGTCGAAAGTAAGAGCGACACCAAACGGTTGAACCGTTGTTGTTATCAGTCCATTGTTTCAAAGTGTGGTTATAAGTCCAACCAAGAGGACTCAACCACTTCTCCATCTCTGGCATCAAGACTGAGTTATATCTTGGAGTTGTATCTGTAACTAATAGCGATGAGGTGCCAGGTCGAGTCTTGGAAAGATAAAGGATGGAGAATACAAGAGCTGAAGTCTTGCCTGAACCCCAACCACATCGAGCAGCGATCACTTTGTCTTTTCGGGTTATGCCTCTCATGATTTCAAGCTGTAAGGGATTTAGTTTGATTTCATTCATGATTTGATTTAGTCTTCCTCTTGATTAGAACTTGTCATTCTATTCATGTCAGTGAAGCCTAACTTTCTTCTAAGTACTCCCTTGAAGAAGTTAGGCTTTCCTTATTTTGCATTTGTTCCTCAAGTTGCTTCATCATGCTAAGTACTTCTTGAGAACCATCCGACTGTTTGGAAACATTAAGATCAAGAGTCTTGAGATCTCCATACTTGTCAGGAAATCTTTTGGATAGTCTCCAAGCCCATCCTCTCCAGTCCATCTTGTCATCTATGCATCGATCAAGCCTTGACAACATAACCGCTTCACTGAATCCTATAGCAGCATTGACTTCTTCTGCATAAGCTTCATCTTTCTCAATCCAATCATAATGCGTCCGACGACCTACACCGGCTTGAGAGCATGATGCATCAATTGACATCCCAACTCTTATATTATCAAGAACATACTCTTTCTTCTTTGCTCGCTCTATCTCTGCTCTAGTCTTGCGCTTGGTCTTGGTCTTCGGTGTCTTCGATGTCTTCTTCTTTGTTCCAGCCATAATGCTCTCCTATTGTTGACCATATCGTCTTGTATAGTGCTTCACTCTCTTTATGAAGTGGTGAACAGTCAGTATCAACAAGACGCTTCTTAATTTCACAAAGTGCTTTTAAAACTTGTTCTTCCCTTGTACGCGCGTGTTTTTGTACGCTTTGAGCACTTAAAGCCTCATCAAGTAAGCCTTGAACATCGTCCAAACATAAGACCATATTGTGATTCGTAATGATGGCCTTTTGAATCTCATTGATAGAGAAACCTTGATTATGAAGATGGAGAATAAACTCTCTTAACTTTTCATAGCTCATATTTTTTTCCTTAGATGTTTACAACTAAACTCTATTAGATGTTTACAACTTAGATTGATGTTTTATTATCTCTCTAATCATAGCTTTCTTTGTTGCATCTGAAAACCTACCAGCAACAGGTACAGGTTTAAGAGTTTCCCTCACTTCTTTTAAGGAATCTTTAAGTGATTTAGTTTGTTTAAAATCATCGTTTAAGAGACTATTAGCTTGCTGTGCGATATATTTTGCAAACTTAAAAGCATGATGTTCTTGATTTACAAACCACTCCCAAAAGTAAAAAATATCTGATAGCGTCGGGCTTTCTTTATGACAATCTTTACAAAGCAAAACTAAGTTATTAGGAGTAGGTTTTCCACCATCACAATCAGGAAGAATATGACATCTTTCTAGTTTCGATTGATTCCAAGTTTTAGAATCTTCTCTAAAGCAGGCCCAACAAAAACTATGCTTTGTTTTGTTTAAGCTTTTAAGTTTATCGAAATCTAAATTATAAGTTGTAGACAACTTATCTATATACTCTTGACCATCTTTAGATAACCACCATTTAAGAATTGATAATTTACTAGATGTTATTTGTTTTCTACTCATTTTCACCACCAAAGAAAGCTTTCATTGAGTTTGGAAAGCAGACTTCAAGAGCTTGTTTGATCTGTTGTGCTATCTCTCTAGTTTCCGGTTGAGCATGATCATGATCACGAAGCTTAATAAACTTAATCCAATTGTGAAGATTGCCTGACATATAAAAAGTTGTATAAGTGCTTTGAGGCAGAACACCACGAGCAAGCTCACGAGATAAACCAAGTTCGATTAATTGTTGATAACTCGCAAAGCTGAACTCAGTTGCTAGTTTGAAAATGCTTTCAGCTTCGCTTGAATCAAGAACACCATCGGAGCATTGAAGATTATCTTTAGCCTGGCCTCTTAGCTCATTAGGTTTCCAAAACTTGATAAGCTCGGATGTGTAACGTCTACTTACTTCATTATATGAGAATGTTCTATGCCTCATGATTTGAGAACGAACAAACATTGGAACGATCAAGATAAATGTAGCTGTGCAATGTTCAAAAGGTGAAGTGTGTCCATGTGCTGCTAAGAACTGAATGAGCTTCTTGTCTCTCTCAGTGAGCTTAGTCTCTGTGATATCATCTTTTAGAAAGCTGACTCTTGCACTGTCAACCACTCGCTTATCACTCCCCATAAAATCGATGAGACTGGCTTCACTGTTCTCTCTAAAAATCTTAGTCATTATTCACAACCTTTATCAGTCGTTTTCGCTTCGTTCTTTGGTCGTTAATCCGAGCTGTCAACGTTTGTATTGTTGCCTCTTTGAATGGTCGCTTCTTATGAGGAGTTAATAGACCTTGCCTGTTGAATGTGTCTGATATTTGCTTGTTCGTAAATCCAAGAAGTTTATATTGAACTGCTAACATTTTGATTTTATTTTCGCTAAGCATCTTTTTTCACTACTTCTAATATTTCAATACAGCTTTTCATTAAATTATCTATTTGATTTTTTTTCTGAAGATCTTTGGTTTCTTTTTGAATTATGTCTTCAACAATAGATCGTAATATTTTACTCATTTTTGTATTTTGTTCGAAAGCTTTGAGTCGTAACCAGTCACGATGTTCTTGTTTTAGAATCACTTGCATTCTTACATATTCATTACTCATGTCAGTTTTCTCCCTCTTAAATCTTTCTTAGTGGCATACGTCTATCAACATCATTGCTCGGCATTGATCCATCAGCTTTCATTTAATAAGTATTAACATCTTATTGATTCATAACGTGTACATTTAATTCATTTTCACAATATGCATAATTCTTGAAGATTTTTTCATAGAAATGACAATCATAGGCTGTAACATAATTGCACATTCTTCTAATTTCGGTCATGAACTCACTAAGAGTCATGTCGTGTACTTTAATAATGTTGGAACCTGAGCATGAAATACGAATTAACGGGTTCATTTTCCCATAATCCTTAAGAGCCTTGTTATTGTCAGATCGTAAAATATTACCATTATCATCTAACCTGTCAGGATGATAAAAAAACTCTTGTATTGTAATAATTGAAGAACATTTGAGGTTTACTGGAAAATGCTCGCCATCATCAAATCTAATGTATAAGTTATCTAGGTTCATGTCAGTGATTCCCTCTTAAATCTTTCTTAGTGGCATTCTTCGATCAACATTATTGCCAGGCATTGATCCATTTGCTTTCATTGTTGTCTTGATTGATTTGACGTTGATATAGAATTGTCTATCAAAGCTCTTGAG